GCCCGCGACGACTACGTTCTCAGAACCTGCTGTGCCGCCGGAAGCGTTAGTCACACCGACAGTGCCGACAACATCTCTGCGTGTCGTATAGATGATCGACTGAATGCGCTTTGATCTGTAGTTCAGATCGGCTGTCAGTTCAGTCGTGATCTTTTGAAAAACCTCACCGCGCTTTTTTTGTTCAGGATGTGCCACATTCAAAATGATCGTCGTGCCCGCTTGGACTTCGTCGATGATGCCTGAAAAGATTCTTACGAAATCTTGGGGCCACGCCGTATCTTGATACCCTAGATACACTTCGGCTTTTCTTCCGAGTACATCGTCGACGACCATGCCGGGCGTGATGAGTTCAGTGATTGCATTGTTTAAGTCGATCAAAGAAATAGCAATCGACGACACAGAAGATGTGCCGCCCCGGTCTTGCTGAAGTTGTTGGCTGATCGTCTTAGAAGTTCCCGTGAGAGAAATCACATCGAGCTGATCTTCGTTAGCGTTGAGCCCGCCGATACTCCACTCGTCGCCGATTTCTAAACCCGGATCACCGATGCGAACATACTTCTTCACTTCGCCGATGCCGTAGACTGTATCAACGCCTGCGATTTTAAAAACAATTTGAGGCTTTTGTAATTGCCCGTCGGCTTGGATCTGCGCGACGTTCGTTAGTTCTGTGCCCATTATTTACACCGACTTCCACACTTCTTTAAAAGTTTGATGATGTAGTATTCCATGTCTCTTTTGAATTTTAATGTGTCGTTATATTCTTTGGCCGTGATGCCTAAGATGCCGTGGCATTCTTTGATGGGCTTTTGTGTGGGCTTCCCGAAGTTGCCGTTGTCGTCAAGATCATAGAAGTTGCACGCCGACTTGCGAATGCATTCGCAAGGCTGTTGAGTCTCTGGGTTGCAATTCTTCGGCGTGCAAAAAAGTTGATCGACAATCGTTTGCTTTACACTTGGCTTCGGGAACGCGGGCGCATCGGGAAGTTGTTTGTGCTTACAACTACCTACCGTTAAGCAGATCAGTAGTAGCATCATGCTGATCAGACTCAGCCGCACCGTCTTGAAGAGATTCGTTATATTTTTCTTCGTTTTGTTTTTCATGCTTTGCCGCCTTCTTATCCTTAAAGTAGAACACGACAGCGTCAAAAGCACGAACAAATTGACCTTGCACCCACAACAGGGCGCGGTCAATTAAAAGGCCAGCGAGCCACCCAAGTAGCCCGCTTGCCTTAACACCGACCTTCGCTAGATAAGAGATGATCAGTGCTTTCACTTTACGCGCCCGCGTCTTCAGCAGGAACTTCAGCTTCTTCTGAAACTTCTTTCAAAAGGTTAGCGATAACGATATCGCAGGCCTTCATCATAAGCTTCGCATCAAGGTCTGTGCCTTTGATGATGTCAATTTCGCCTTTAGCGATTTTGACTTTAAGCGCTTGAACCTTCGGCACAAGAACAGTCTCTACGAACTTCTTGTAAACCTTCTTCGTGTCGATAACATCGGCAACGATTTCTTTCAGCTTTGCAGCTGCGTCGGCTAACTTAGACATAGTATGTCTCCTTTATTTTGTGGTCTGTTCGACCTTTGGTTGTTCTTTGATTTCTTTCTTTGCTTTGTATTCTTCTGCGGTCCACACACCGAAGATGAAAGACAAAATGACAAATAGGCCTAGCGGTTCCATTGATGCCCCTTTCGTTCTAAAATGAAATCGAGCTTTGTGTTTGCTCGAGTTGTGTTTACTAGTATAGCTTCGATCTTTTGGTCTTGCTCTTTTTGTCTAGCTTGGATCTTTTCAATCTCGACACTGTTAGCAGTCGTCTGCGCATGAAGAGTAGAAAGCCACATGATCCCCCCGACAAGCGGGATCAAAAGGCTGAAAGCAATCTTAGTCTCTTTGTCTAACACGTACGACATTTGTTTTCTTCCTAGATGTTGAACTCAGTCACATGCCAGCTTGTAGTAGCATTAGCCGACGTGCTCGATCCACTAGTGTTATACCACCAACCCTTAAGAGTCTCTCCTGCGAACAGTACTACCGTCCCCCCGGTATTATTATTCACCGGGCAAATGAACCCTCGGCCTGATATGTTTGGCCCCGCGGTAAGGTATGCAATGGTGGCTGTAGAAGAAGCGAGACCTGCAAAGAAAAAATTAGTGCCCCCGGATGCCCCTACCATAGATGCAATGGCCCACTTACCCGCAGGTACAGTATAAGATGTATTTACGTTCGTGAACCCACTAGTGCCCACTGATCCAGTACCCCTTGATACAGAGCCCGAGACAGTCGTGTTTAGTGATTTAAAGTATGTTGCCATGTGAACCCCTTCGCAAAAATAAGTTACTGTGCTTCGTACACAACAATCAAGCCGCAATTTAAAGGTGATCCTGTTTGCTTAGCAAGCAAGTCACAGCGCATTGCGGTTTTAGCCGCCACATTGAACGGGCTGGAAGAGAGCACGGGCGCCGTTGCGTTTGTCACTGTGTCGCCGACGCCGATCCAAGTATTCGCCGCCGCATTGTAGGCAATCTTCGGTGTCGTAGTGAAGATAGAAGTGAAAGCCCCCGAACCGAAAGGCTTCACAAGAACATCTAGTTCTGTCGTGCCTGCTGTGCCCGCGACTTCTGCGAACATGAATACGTTAACGATCTTTGCGGCAAAAGGGAACACTGTGAACCCGTCAACGCCGAGGGAAGGCACAGCACCCATTGTGTATTCACCGTTCAGATAGAAGCCATGTGTGTATGTGGCTGTTGCGGCACCTGCGCCCGCAGCATCTGCGCCCACTAAACGATTGCGTGCCGCTGTCGTATCGTAAACCACTTGGATCGAAGCGCCGTTTTTAAAAGTGAAGTCTGCGCCTGTGCCCGTCAAGATTCTATCTGCGGCTGTTGTGCCGACTTCATTCTTGATGATGATGTCGATACCCGTGTCGTTGATTAAGATCTTCGAAGCAGCAACAGCTGAAGCGATGATCGTTTGAATTGATATCAATCCCACATTCGTCAAACGCAAAATCGAAGTCGCGGGCAAAGTAAGTGCGACAAGAGCGCCCGTCGTTGCTGCGTCTGTCGTGATAGCAAAAGCCAGACCTTGGTCTAGAGTCACGTCGCCTTTAAAAGTTTTGTCGCCGCCGAAATCTTGTGTGCCGATAGATACGCCGCCGGGATGAGTTTCATCTGCTGCGTGCAGCTTAACTGCTTGATCAGACACTGACAAACCTTTCGCATCTGCTGCTGTATCGAACGCAGCAATCGTCACGTCTTCAGAGTTGTTAGCTTCAAGAGTGTCGATACGTGTTTCGTGGTCAGCAATATTTGTGACAGCAGTATCGAGAGTCGTGCCGTCGTTAGCTACATCACGCCCGTCGACCAAACCGTCTTTAATAAGAACAGTCTCAACAGTCACGCCTGCATTCAAAGTTGTTTCGTCAATCGTGTCTGTCTTGATCCCACTCATGAAAGTTTTAAGCCCAGCTATTGCTTGCGCAACACCGGACACAATTACTTCGTGAAGCGAACCGATCAAGCCGACCTTCCACTTAGAAGCAAGAGATGAATCAAAGAGCACGCCTGCGTCTGTTGTCACTCGATCAACAGTGATCCCCGCACCTTCAGAACTTAAATCTGTGCCGCCTTTATTCACTACAACGTTTGCGTCTGCGACTTCAAGGTCGACAGAGTTTACAGAAGTAAGTGTGCCCGTAACTTCTAAGTTACCTGCGATTGCTACATCACCGCTGAAAGTCTTATTGCCCCCAAACGTAGAATCTTCCGACTCGATAGTCGTGATACGATCTTCATGGTCTTGGAGTTCGTCGGCTTGGTTAGAATTATTCGAAGCTTCGCGTGCATCTAACGCCGTGACTTCTGCTTGAAGATCATCGAGCGCCACATCAAATTTTTCGATAGCGGTCTTGTGTGAGTCGCCGTCTTCAATGTAATTCTCAGTCGCATATTGTTTCGCTGTTGCATCTGTTTCGTTCAAGATGCCAACAGTGTCGAAAGCTTTATTGATTGCAGTTTGCGCACTATCAATCGTCGCGCCCGATGCAGGATTCTCAAGCTTCACCGCTGAAACTGTCGAAGTCGTCGGCGCAAGACGAGACATGAAGGCTTGATTGAATGTGGTTTGATTCGCTAGCTGTCCGTTAACTACTGACATGGGTGTTACTCCTTGATGATTCTAAAAGTGAGAAGTCCTGTGCCGAACCAGTCGGGAAGATTTCTGTCTACGTATTCGTCAAGCTCATACTCTGTGCCGTTCTGATTTAAGGGCGTCGACTCTAAGATGATTCGATCAAAAGAGTTCGGCTTACTTTCATCTTCCATGAACTCAATCGGGGCCTTAGTGATCCCGTAGTCTAAGAACGACGTGACATTCTCAACAGCACTCGGATCGTTACGGATGAAGCCCGAAGAACCTTGCGGCAAGTTTGTGATCCACTTGATGTTAGCTTTGATCAACTTCTCTTGCCCGAAAGTTTGTATAGATACGTTGTTGCCGCTCGCACTTCTTGTGACGACGGCGTTATAAAGCGCATTGTTTGAGTTTTTGCTTTTGTAGTCCTGCAAGTAGAATGTGGGTTTGAAAACAGAACCACTTCCGAAAGATCCCACAAACGTCGTGCCCGTTAGATCCGCTTGTGCGAAGCCCGCGAGCTGCATGAAGGACTTCGCAAAATTTGATCCCGTTGCGCCTAGCAGAGTCGCTGTGCCGCTCGCTGTGATCGTCACGATGCGAGTCGCGCGCGCAACAGAGACAGTCCAGTCAAGGGCGCTTGCTGCATTCAACGCACTTGAAAGAATCTCAGTGAATTTTGTTAGAGTGAAAGATCCAATGGGCAACGTCGTGATCTTTTCGACCCCGACGCCTTCTTTGAAATTGATATACCTGTTGTCTTCTGTGATCGTGTGTCCGTAGTAGAACATCGAATATGTTTTTAAAGCCACTATGCACCTCTGAAGACTAGGCCTTGATCTGCGAACTGATCAGAAATGATCTGCGCAAGAGCGAGTCCTGTCTCTCTGTTATCTAAGATGTTACCTTGTACCGTTAGGCTTACTTGCACTTTCGGTGATTCAGGTTCTACGTCTTCGTCTGCTGTTGGTTCAGTGATCAAACTCTCGTCGCCCGTGATACCGCCGCCGACTGTTGTGTTTGCGCCGTACCCGGATTGAACACTTGCAGAAGCGCCGCCACCTGTGACTGCTGTCAATGCGCCACCGAACGCAGCAAGAGCCGCACCCGCATAGATCATTGAAGAGCCGACAGCTTGGAAGCCCGGAACTGTAAGCCACGCAAGACCTTCCATAATGAATCGCGCACCGGACTGAATTGCCATCTGTCCGATAGAACTTAAGAACGCATTCACGAAAGCTTGCAAGGCATCTTCGCCGTTAACGAGTGCCGCCCCGAATGCCGCAAAACCGTTTGCGATTGAAGTTCCTAGACCGTCGCGAGCTGCTTGCCCGATTGCTTTGAAAGACTTTCGGCTGTTAGCTTCAAGCTCTGCTTGTGATGCCTTCATCCCCGCGACCACATCTTTGAACGAATCAGAAAGCGCGTAACCTTCTGAGATTGCGCCGTCGTTTATTTCTTTCTTCTTCGCCGCGTAGTCCGCGTCGATAGCAAGAAGATTGTTCACGTGCGTACGCTCGATCTGTTGTCGTCCTTCGTTCTTCAAGTTCTGATCGTTGATGCCGTTGTCGGCATAGAACTTCTCTAAGTCCGCTTTGCTTTGTTCAAACGTCAAAGCCGCTTGTTTGCGGCGTTCGTAAGAAAGTTTTTCTAAGTTCTCGAGGTTTGATTGTCTCTCGAGTTGTGCTTGTGCAAGTCCGACTTCTGACTGATTCGCTTGCGCGTTTAAGTCTTGGATCTTCTTTATAAGCTCCGCTTTTCTACGAATGCGTTCAGCTTCGACTGCTTCATCTGGGGGCGTAGCATTCGGCTTTTCGTTTAAGCCTTTTTGCGCAGAAGCTAGATCCCCTTGGGCAATCGCAATCTGCGCATTCATTCGCGCGATTGCATTAGTTTGTTCATCAACGATCTTTTTGTGGATCGGTGCTAAAAAGAATTTTTCAACTTTGGATAATCCGTCGTATTCCTTGCGCGACTCCGCAAGTGTTGCGTTCAATACAGCAACACGACCTTTGATCGTCTCAACAGAGTCAGAAGAACCAAGAGCTTGAAGGCCAGATTTAATAAGTCCTAGCTGTCTTGCTGATTCTTCAAAGCCCTCAGCAAAAGTTTTGCCGACGGTAGACGCCGCAAGTTTCTTCGCTTCATCGGCAACGTCGGACATCGCAACATCAAGACGAGTCAGAGACTCATCGTAAGATGTGGAAGCTTTCGTCACGTTCTTAAAACGTGTCTCGCCTTGCTCTAGGACTTTGTTTAGAATAGCTTGCTGCTTTTGTTGTTCAGTTAGCAAAGGCACAACAGTGCCGATAGACTTCGCATACTCCGCGTACGTTTTGTTAACGTCAACTAAGATACCGATCTGTCTTAAGCTTCGAGTGTTACCTGTGAAGACCGCTTGATTGATCTTCTCAGCATTAGTCACCACATCACCGCCGAAGACCTTGTAAGCCTTGCGAGCGACCTCGAGAACTTCCGGCAATCGTTCGGCGTTTCTTCCTAGCTGAACAAAAGATTCAGACGCGAGCTGAATCAATTTGTCGTCGTCGATTAAACCTTTTGCGGCACCGATCAACTTATCTTGGATCACGTCCGCAGCAAGGCCCGCCTGCTCTGCAAGAGATGCGAAGCGCGCTTCGGCTTTCTGAATCTTTTCGCCTTCAGATACAAAACTACTTGCCGCCGTCACAACTTCTTTGATTGCAAAGTACGCCTGCTTAAATAAATAAACGCCCGCAGCGAGGTTTGTTAAGTTGAAAGGGCTGACTTGTTCTTTCACCTCGGGGATAGGTGGCAAAAGATCTTCGAACGCACGCGCTGATTCAGCCGCTGATTTCTTAATTGCGTCTGTGTTTAAGATCTTCGACATCGCGTTGTCGATGTTCTGCTTTTGAGATGCTAAGAGAATTTTGTTCTGCTTCTCGAACTCTTTCTGAAATACCGCAGCTGACTCTTTCGCTGAAGCTTGAGCAGCTTTGCCGCTGTCCTTGACAAGCTTGTCGAGTGCAGTTTTCAGATCTTGTTCTTGTCGCTGGAAGGCTGTTTCGAAAGCGACAGCAGATTCTTTCGCCGATTTCTCTGCGCGAACTTCGACAGTCTTGAACGTCGAGTTCAAGGACCTATCGTCTACTTCCAGCTCTAATGATATTTTGTTTTCGTCTGACATCTAACCGCCCCCGAGTTTACGCGCAAGATATCTAAAGTCCTTAGAATCTTTCGCGTCCTTTTTATAAATATGCTTCGGATAAGCTGCTGCGTAAAGCTCTTTGTTTCTCTTGGTCTTCGCACCCTTCGCGAGATTGTGGAACCCGATTGCTTTGATATGTCCGATGTGTTCTTGAGATTCTAGAATGTCGATAGCGGCCCACAATTTATTAAACTGTCGAGCAGGCATAGAGAGTGCGGCTTCGTAACTTACGCCGGGATAGAAGCGAAGGATCTTCGCGAAACGAAGATCCTCAAAGCTTAGTTTTTTTTAGATCCAACGACGTACGCGAATAATGCAAGAAGCCCGTTCATGCTCATGCCCATCGTCACATCTTTTTTTAGGCCTAATTTCTCAAAGAAGTCCGTATAGATCTGAACAGCTGACTTGCCACTCTCGCTCACGTCTTTGAACTCGCCGCTGATTTCTTCTTGCTCTTGTGCAGAAGGCTCGCGAATCTCGTACTTTGTACCTTTGATATTAAGCTCTAACTTGGCTTCGTTATATTCAAACATGTGGTATTCCCCTCTAGTTTATAAAAAACAAAATCGCACTGAACCCTTCGTTCAGTGCGATTCTAAGCATAACTTTTTTATTTATACAAGCGATTGCGTGCTGTTACCGATTGCGAAGTAGTTCACGCGAGAGTCAATGCCCGGCGCAGGGAACACTTTGAAAGTAACAGGGATCGTGAACACCGCTTCGCCAGAGAAAGTTAAGCCCGAAAGATTCGGGATAGCTTTATGGAAAGTGATGTCGTCACGGCGGTCGCCCGCAAGAAGACGTTTAGGATGCAAGCGAAGTTTCGTTGCGAACTTAAACATGTTCTCAAAGTTTTTATATGTGCCCATACCGAAAACCTCTGTGCCGCCTTCTGGGATGAAAGAGCCGTTAGTTTTCGTGAACATCTTTTGCATCTGCGCCTTTGTCGTTTCTTCAAGCGACAAAGTGATTTCAACAGAAGAGACACCCGTCTTCAATTGTGCAACAGGTGTCACACCTTCAGAGTGGCAAGTCACGTCTAAGAAAGATTCTTCGAAAGTAGTTTCGATGTCACCTTCGATGCATCCGAGTTCGTCTTCCACATCACCTTGAACCATGAGTTCAAAGCCGAATTGTGTGCTAAGGTCTGTTTGCTTGCCGTCTTCAGCTGCCGGGGCGTAGCCCATAACAACGTGAGTGACGGTGATTTCAAGACCAGAGATTGAAGAAGTATAGATGCCTGTCATCGCACTAATAACGTCTTCTAGTTCTGCTGCACAGTCTTGGATCGTAACAACGCCGACATCTGAGATATCAACTTCGTGGATCGTCGCGCCCGCAACAACAGGGGCAACGTCGCCGACTTGTGTCTTGAACCAGAAAACATGCATCACGATTGCTGCGCCTACTTTGGCGTACATCGTGAAATATTTTTCTGCGAGACTTGCTTTAGTCAAGCTCGGGCTGATGATGATCTTTTCTTTTTGTGCCGTGTTCTCGCCGTAGTAAACGATCATCGGCTCGACTTTAATATTCTCTGCGCCCATAGTGAGGTGTCCTTTCGGTTTTTGTTTTAAGGTACATCGGTGTGAACCGCGCAATCAAAAGTGATTTCTAGAACCACGATGTTATCATTTGATTGAGACAGTTGTCGCATGTCGATCACATTCGGAAGGACATTCTTGATGTGGGGCTGATTCAGCCGCACGGAGTGCTTACAGCACTCGTTTACGATAGCTTGCGCATAATAGGCCCCGCTGTCAACGGCTTCTTTCGGGGTGCGATACCCCTTCAGCATCACACTTAACTTCACTGGGCAAGAGAACTTGAAGCAAGTTTGAGTTCTTCCCGTCTGGAAGATCATAGGCTGAAGGGCAAAATGCCAAGACTTATCAATGATCGTCGACGGGATGTTCTCCACATTAAAAGCGTCTTCCCACTCTTGGAAGTCCGCGTCGACAGCTTTCATCCGTTCTTGAAAGTAGGGGTGTAAGTCGGTGAAACTCATCGTAACAACATCCTTCCCGAGCTGAACGAAGGGCCGATCTTCGCATCGGCTTTGCCGTCTTGGTTCAGGTCTAGTGTTAGAATGAAACGATCACGCGCCGTGATTTCGTGCTTCTCGTATTCGTTCGCCTTCTCTTTGAACACATCGTCTGAAGAGTTCTGCGCGCCTTTGAAGAACAAGCGCAAAGCGATGTACATCGACCAAGTGTTCACGTCTGACTTATCAACGAAAGCAAACTTCGTGATCTTGTCGCCGCTTCCATCTCTGTACCCTTTACGATCAACCCAGTCTAAGATTAGCTTCTGGGCTTTGCGGTGAAGATACATGAAAGAAGATCTTCCTTTCGGAAGCCACTTCATGATGTCCGGCTCTTCAGATATAAGATCCGCATCTGTAGAGAAGAGCGCATCACCTTCCGGCGAATACACTTCCACAAAATAATCTTTTGTCACTGACTCGGTCGGTGTCGCAACAGTCAGTGTGATCTTCTTGAAGCCGTTCTCAATCGGGGCGCTTTGCGTTTGCCCTTGTTTAGTGAAGCCCAGCAAAGGCAAAAGATCGTCGGTGTGATTAGTCGGAACTAGGTTCATCCCGTCGGGCAAAAGAATTGTAAGCCTATCCGCATCGTCAAGAGAACAAGAGACCTCTACGTCGTCTGCTTCAAACGCGGCAACGATAGCAGGCATCAATGATTCGAGCGTGTACGTGCCCGGCGCGACAACAACTTCCGAAGTTTCGTTTTCGCCGACAAGAACAAAATTGATTTTGTTATTTGTGGTGTCGATGTCGAAGCCAACAGACGCAAACAAGATATCTAAAAACCAAGAGTTCGGTGTCGCTGAATAGACTTCGATTTCTGCTTCGTCTGCACCCGGCTTGATCTTCACCGAATTGATAGCGCCGACAGATCCCTTAACTAGAAGAGACTTGTTAGCGTCGAAGCGCATTAGGTCGCCGACTTGAACTTGAGGTTCGAATTGCAACAGAGGTATGATCATTATCTTCTCACTTCCCACAACACCGTAAACGACTTCGATTGATAAAGCATTTCGGGCGTCACGTTTTTATAAAGTTTAATTGTTTCTTCAAAAGCTTTGAACTTCATTTCGTATTCGGGGACTTCTTGCAACACCACTCTCATAAGCTCGATGCAAGAAACTTCGTTGTCGTCTGCGATGTTGAAAACCGTATCGTACTTTTTGCCGAGCTGGGCTCTGGCTTTCGCGACGACCTGCGCACTTACTTCATCCCACTCGTCTGCGGTAACAAAAGCCGGAACGAGAACAGCGACCGCATCGACATTCAGGGCTTCGTCGAAGTGTGCTTCTGATACGCCTTTTGAAACAGCTTCGATGAACTTAGAAGAACTAACATTCAAGAAGGCGTGAGTCCAGTACCCCCACTTAGGGCGCGGGCCTTTGAACTTCGCGCGCACCCACACCCACAACGACAAAGCCCAGTCAGCAAAGCTGATCAGGTAAGAAGTTAAGTGCGTTCGTCTGCGGGACACCCAGATGAAGTTACCATGCGCCATGATTTCTCGGGCTTGGTCGCGGTCTTCGGCTGTCAAGTTGTAGTATCGACCAGTGATCAGAAATTTGATCCGGTCCCACTTAAAAGGACTAATAATTTTTAGAGAAATAAAATCAATGATTGCTTGCATCCTGCACCCCTCTAGTAAGTAACTTTGTCTAGTACATAGTTTCGCACTGACGATCCGGTCGGTGCATAGTTCTGATCTAAGAAATCAAAATTCGTTTCGCTCGACATCTTCTCTCTGAATTGCGGCGCGCCGACGTTGATCCAAGAGTCGATAGAAGATGAATACTCGTTCCAGAAAGCGCCTGCGATTGAAAGCACATCATTGTACGTCTTCCCTTGCGGCAAGTAGAACTGTGCTAAGAAAACATTCAACGTCGCTTTGATTTCTTCGATGATGATTGCGCGCGCATTCGATCTTTCACTCATTGATTCTTTGAGGTCGTACGGGCTTGTCAGATCATAGATATCGTCGCGAAGGATGTACCCCTCTGACTTCTCGCCGTTATCTCTAAAGTAGAAAAGTGTTTCGGTTCTGCGCGTGATGAAGTTCATCGCATTAGTTTCAAAAGTAAATTTAATCTCGCAGATGTTGACGCCTTCGTAGGTGTACAACGCACGATCAGGACGACCGCCCGGAAGCATCGTCACATCTTTCTGCAAGTAGACTGTCAGGTGTTTTCTAAAGTCGATATTTTGTGGGGGCAAGAAAGCAAACTCTTTTCCCACATACTTCAAAACCCGCAGATCGTTCGCGAGGTTTGCGTTTGCCAGATAGTCGAAGTAGTTGGGGGTAGTAAGAACCAGCCAGTTATCGGACTCGTATTGTTCGCGCTCTGCGGGGCGAATAGCTTGTGTCAGCCAAGGCCACTCAAGGGGGGTGTTGTCTGCGCGCTTCGGGTTCTGTGCTTGTGTTTTGAAAGCGTAAAGTAAGTTCACCTAATCCCCTAAAAGCAAAGGCCCATTGCTGGGCCTTTGATATGCACTCAAATATTTCGATAAGAATGCAGCTTCAGATTAAACTGTCACCGTAACAACACGTTTGCCGTCAAGCTGTTTCATGCCGACCAGAGTATCACAGTTCACACGTTGTGCGCGGATACCGTCGCCACCCATGTCGTACTCTTTCACTGACATGCCTTGCTGGGCAGCCATTGTGAAGTAAGAAGAGTGGAAGCCGTAAACAGTTGAACCCACAACAGTCGTGAAGTGTGGCATGAAGCCCAACAATTGCGCTGGAAGTTGTCCAGACGTCAAAGGTGAATTAGATGCGACGAAGTCAGACGAAGTGAAGCCCGTGATGTTGAACACGTCGTTCAACGGACCTGCGCCCATCACTGCGTGACGATTCGCCAAAGGCACGTTTTGCGTGTCTAGCAATTCTTTCATCGCAAGGATATCTGCAAGAGCGAAAACACCCGCAGACGCTGCACTGATCGTGTGATCAGGTGAAGCAGAAGGTACAGTCAAAGAGATGATCAAAGACTGGATCTTCTTTTGGATTGAATAAACCGCAAGGCTCTTCAATTTTTCAACGAAAGGCAAAGACTGCAAGAGTGCTTTGTTCGTTACGATGAAGTCTTTCACGATGCGCTTATTGATAACAAGAGCTTGTGTGCCCACTGTTACTGATACCGCGTCGTTTGCGTCTTTCTCTGGAAGTTCTGTGCCTTCAGAGAACTCTGGGATAGTCGGGATGTTTACCGTATCGCCCAATGATTTAATTTCGCCTTCGTAGTCTTTTGAGATGATGCCCTCAAAAGGTAACTCCGCAAGCAAAACGTCGTAATACTTACTGGACCATAACTCTGGTACGATTGCTGATACTTCTGTATCTGTACCCATCAATGCATTTGCCATCCCGATACTCCCTTAGTTGTTAGAGCCCGCGTCGCTGGCTCTTATATTTTATGATTAAATCGTTGTATTTGACCTTGTCCGATTCGGACCGAGACTTGAGGTAAGCTGCTTCGGCGGTTTTAAGATCGTCGAGAGTTACATCACCACCCATCGGCTTGTTCAAGTCGGGAGTGTTAGGGTTCACACCGGGCACTTGTTTCGTGAACCAGTGTGGGCGCTTAAGCTTAAGCGATGCAATCGCTCTATCTGCGCCCGAGACAATAATCTTGCCTGTAGTTGTAGTCTCGACAGTGATTTCTTCAAAGTCAAGCATTTCTAAATCAGCAATTGAATTTGGATTGATCCCTTGCTTTTGAGCTTCCACAACAAGAGCGTTGTGCTTTTGTGTGTTCACCAAAGAAGTCTGTAAACCCGAGTACTTAGTCTCGAACTCTTTCGCCTTCGCTTCATGTTGTTCAGCGATAGACTTCCAGTCTTCTTTCTCTCTGAAGCCTTGAAGTTTTTTGTTTTCAAGTTCAGCTTGAAGATCTTTGACCTTCTGTTTGTTTGCGAGCATGTCCGCTTTCACTTGATCATAAGCTGCTCTGTCGACTGTTTCAGTCGGTGGCGGCGTGTTCGGATCAACAGGCGGTGTATTCGGATCAATCGGTGCGTTTGGGTCGATAGTAGACATTTCGTCTTATCCCTTCAGTTGTCGTGGTGAGAACATCTCAATCACGGTGCGGGCACGGCCCTCACTTTGAAGACAATAAGCTCTTAATCCGTTTTGCGTAAAGACTTTTTATTTTACGCATCACAGAAATACGAAACGTCTCGCCGATCAACGGCACGAATCTTCGCGCAGGTATTCCTTCTTTGCCGTCTTCTCTGATCGTTCCCACATTATTCGCTTCTGCTCTTAGTTTCACTTCGCGCGATGCGCGCGCAGAGATGCCTAGACGTAAACGAACTCCCGAAATCTTTTCGGCAACATACAGAGAAAGCATTTCGCCCGAGAGGTATAAGCTCACAGGTCTGCGCTCTTTTCTTTTGCCGGGATACTTCTTCGGATCTTTGTACCCTCTGAATCTTCGCCCAGTCGTGCCGTCAACAGGGGATGTGCCCGACGCTATCAAAGGCAAGATCGTGTTCTTCACGACTTCTGTTTGCACTTGTTCTGCAAACGAATCATCGACAGTCTTACGAACCTTATTAACTAGATCAACAGCACGCGGCGGTCTAACTTTCACTTTGATCATAAGAGCCCCAACAGTCCTAAGTCGTTTAGTAGTTCGGTAAGTTCTTCGGATCTGAACACCGAGAGATTAAGTTCTGCGCGAGACATCGGCCCGAATATATCGGCGAGCTTCGCGTAGAGCTGAGATTTTGTTTCGACGTTTTTGAATTGAGACTTTTTGAATGTGGTCTCTTCAGCAATCGCATCCGCGATGATTCGCTGGACCTCGGTCGCTATTTCAGATTTATAAGTCTGTCCGACATCGGGAAGAAATCTGCGAGTCGGTAGGCGACTCTTGCCTGACAGATTGTTGTGTCCATCTGCGGCCCCAGCACGCTCGCCGTACACGCCGATTTCAACCCCGTTCTTGGTCGGTGCAAAATCTAGTTCTTCATACATCACCCCTTCGAACTCTAAGTTCGGACGACTGTTGCCGACCTCTGCTTTCTTTCTAAGTCCATATTCTTTTGATAGTGGCTTGTAAGTTCCTTCGCCACGCACAGGGCTCTTCGATTGAGAAGACGACATAAGAGTCTGTTCGACTAAGTAGTTCCCCACATCTTCGCTGATCCGCTTCTTGATCTTCAAGGGGATATTGCGCCCCTCGAACAGATCAAGCTCGACAGATGTTTCAGATGAGTTCGTCGTCTTCCCGATCACTCTCACGTTAAGCCTCTACTTCTTCGGGATCTTCTTCGTTGATCGGCGCAGGCGCTGGGTTTGGTTCTTGCGCTGCGGGCACAAAGCCTTTGCCAGCAGTGGATAGAAGGCGCTCTGCTTGTGCTTGATCGACGTTGAAAGATACCATGATCATTTGAATTGCTGATTCACGCGGGATGCTGTTTGTCGCAGCTTTCTCGACGATGCTGATCAGTGATTCAACCTGTGATCCGTTAAGGGCAAGTTTCTGTACGTCTTCCCCGCCCGTCGTGTCACCGACACCACCGCTCGGTACTTCGGCTGTCGTGGTCTCTGTGACAGTTGTTGTTTCTTCGTCGCCTTCGCCTTCGATAGTTTGATCACCTTCAAGAGTGACTCCCGTTTTCTTAGCAGCTTCGATTTCAATCATCTTCTCTTTCAAGCGTTGTTCGATGATGCGAAGAAGTTTTTCTTCGGCTTGTTTCTCTGTCAGCGTCTCATCGTCTTTCATGAGAAGCGAGACCATAGACTCAAGGCCCATGTCTTTGCGCATCTTCATGTTGTCGAGTTTTTCTTTCTCACTCATGATCGTTGCCGGATCTTGGAAGTGAGCTGTAAAGTTTTTCTCAAAACCTTCTTGCATCGCAAGACCTTTTAATTCGTCGACTACTTGGTCGCCGTAAGTTGTAAGGATTGCGTTGATAGCAGAGAACACATCGACTTCCCGGTCACTGAAAGCCGAGCGTTGATCTTGCACGTCTTCGATTGATTCAGCTTTGTCGATGATAAGCGCAACGCCCGATGCAAGCGTTTGACCGCCTTGCAGCTGCGTGCTCACACCGCTTGTAGACAAATTGTTTGTGGTAAGCAAAAGAGCGACGTACATCTCAATCAAGCCGCGAAGAGAATCAAGCTGCGGGTTCGCATTTAAGAAGCCCATCTTTGGCTCGGCCTGTTCATCTTTCTTGTACTCCGCGATGATAGCGCGAGTAGGTCCGACTTTGATCGAGCGTGGAAGATTCTCACCTGTCATGTAGAACTGCCCGTAACCTTGTACAGTGCCCACATGATTCGTGTGCGTGATCAGAGCGTTCAGAAGAATCGCGCCGTCGATTAAGTCGCCGCCGCCTTCAGCCCAGAACGAGCCGTCTTGATCAAGTGAATATGGGATATGCAACGAAACGCCGAAAGGGTTTACGTTGTTTGGATTGTCATCACGCGGGATAATTTCGCCGTTGGACTTACACTCGAAGTGATAGTTCTTCGACCAAAATACATAAGTCTTATCGCTTGCCGCCGTGTGATCTTTTTGATCAGAAGGACTGTCAGCAATCTTCTGATCTTTGCCGTCGCCGTTCGGTGTTGGCACTGCACCTAGAGAAGGCGCACGCGCCCCGTCCATCGCTGCAAGAGAAGTCGAAGGCGGGGTGTAGTCAGAAAGAATAATGCACATTGCTTTCTCTCTGTCGTAGTAGTCTTCGACTGCATCGTAGAGATAGGGCAACAGTGCTTCGAGTTTGATTTTATATTTTATTTCGTCACCCACAATCACCGGGCACGGCTTCACGAAAAGGTCGGTGTTCTTTTCAAGCTTAACGAAGCGGTTCACTTTTTTAAGAACAGAGTTTACGTCAAGGCTCTTTTCGATCTTCTTAAGTTTTTCTGTCTCCGCCGGGCTTTCGCTGATACGTCTGTCGATGCCGCTTGAATACACGCGCGCAAGTTTGTCGACGATCTTACGAACAAAAGAAATATTTGAAAGTGCATAGCGCATCTCTTCGACAGTCTGTCCTTCAAATTGTCTTAAAAGAAGTTCGACAACATAGTGAGACGTGCGGTCTTTGTAGCACTGATATCTTTTGTATGCTTCAAACTTTCTGTTCTTGTTCTCTTGCCCTTCGATTTCTTCAATCAAAGCGGCGCGAGTCTTTTGATCTAAAATATCGGACTCTAGCTTTAGTCTCACTTTGCCCCCGTCTATCGGATAGTAGTTTGTGTCGTACCTTTTGCGTTGCCGCTGAAAGGGAATAAGATGTCACACATATAGTCAACCCCGTCGCTAAAGTGTGTCAAGTTCGGACTGTCCTTCTTCTTTTCTTGCGTGATGATGTCTTGTTCAACACCTTCAAAGTCTCGCTTAATACCCGGACAGGTATCGGGATTATATTTGATGTGGCCCTTGTCTAGCAAGTTGTTCACGTTTAATTGTCGGCGTCTGAAAGAAGGCGCAGCATTTCGCACTCTTACTTCGTACCCGGCGTTTCTCAAAACCACATTGTCGGGTTTGCCCTTTGTGCTTCGTGCGCCACCTGCGGGATCGGGATATATGATCGTATTTTGCGGCATGTACTTTCTTGCTTGCAAAGCTTTGATCATATTCTCGGTGCTGTATCCTTGCGCGCCTTTAAGTTCAATCTGATCGACGCCGTAGAGTTTATATCCATCGTACCCCCATATAGTCGCACAGAACGGATCGACGTTGAAATCTAGTGAGCAGTGATACTGAATGAACATGTCGCGCTTAAGCGACTTGTCTTCGTTCTTCACTGGGTTGAAAGAATAATAGAAAAGGTTCTCAGCCATGTTCACCCAAAG